TAAGTAAAACATTAAGAATCTATAAAGTTAGCGGAAGAACTCAAACAAAAACTTCTAATGAAAATTTTGTTTTACATTTTTGTTCAGAAGAAGCTATGTTAAATGAACAATATAAAATATCAAAATCGTATTCAAATACAAAAATTCTTGATATTGTAAAAGATATAGTTAAAAATGATTTACAAATTGATGATAAACTTTTTACAAATCACGATGAAACTACTGGAATGAAAAGTTTAGTTGTTCCAAATTTAAAACCATTACAGGCAATTAATTGGTTAACAACTTTTGCTCAAGCTGATCAAGATAAAAATGCTGGCGCTTTTTATCTATTTTATGAAGATAAAACTGGATTTAATTTTAAATCCGTATTAAATTTATATAAACAGCCGATATTCAGAAAATATCAGTATGAAGAAAAGAATTTAAAAAAAGATTTAGTTACAGATTTAACGAAAGAATTTGTCAACGTTATTGCATTTGAGTCAGTTGGCTCATTTGATTCTGTATCTGCAGTAAAAAGTGGAGCTATGGCAAGTAAAACAATAACAATTGATCCATTAAGGTTAAAATTCGGCGAAAGTAATTATGATTATACCAAATATATTCAAAACGTGCAATCTTTAGATAAAGCGCCAATACCAAATTCAGCTACAAATAGAAAAGGAGATTTGTTAAGTCAAACAGCTGGTGCTGTTAAATTTGTAGTTTCAACCTCTGGCCAAAGCGAAAATAAATATATTAAAGATAAAGAAATTCAAGTTAATGAACATAGACCAGAAGAAACAACTTCTATTAGATCTGCCCAAATGGCTTTAATGTGGTCAAATAGAATAAAACTTGTTGTTGCCGGTGATGTAGAAATGACTGTTGGTAAAATTGTTGAATTTAATAAACCAGAGATAAGTTATAATAATTCTAATAGCAAAGAGAAAAAATCTGATCCATTTTATTCGGGTAGATATCTTGTTACTGCTGTTAGGCATATACTAAATCAAGAAAATAGATTTTTAACAGTATTGGAACTTTGTAAAGATTCATATCCAAATAAATTTAAAGATTTTGATAATTCTGATGCAGGTTGGAAGGGTGTAAGATAATGAGCGCAAAAAGAGGAAATTTCATTGGACATAATGGATTTGTTTGGTGGATTGGGGTAGTCGAGGATAGAATGGATCCCCTTAATCTTGGAAGATGTAGAGTTAGAATTCAAGGATTACATGAATCAACTAAAGGAAAAGTTCCAACCAATACATTACCATGGGCTCAACCCCTATTTTCCATTAATGGTTCTGCTTCGACTCCTACTACATTAAAAGAAGGCGATTTTGTGATGGGATTCTTTATGGATGGTAATGGAACACAATTTCCAATTATTATGGGTATGTTTCATGGTATTCCAGAAGATTCTTCTGATGCTGAAAAAGGATATACCGATCCACGAACTGAAGAGCAATTAAAATCTGCTCCTAGAAAAGTTAAATCGGTTGATTATAGCAAAACAGGCGGAGCAGTAATTACTGAAGCTCCCTCAGCTAATTCTTATCCAAATAGATTACATGAACCAACAACCAGTCGATTATCTAGAAATGAAGGTATCGAAAATACTATTATTAAAACTAAAAATGATTCAGTAAAAGCAGCTAAAGGACCGAAAGGTGCAACTGCTTGGACAGAACCTAATTCTCCATATAAAACAACTTATCCATACAATCAAGTTGTAAGCACTGAATCAGGACATTATTTTGAGCTTGACGATACGCCTGGAGCTGAACGTATACATATGTATCATAGAAGCGGAACGTTCTCTGAGACCCATCCAGATGGTTCACAGGTCGAGAAGATTGTTAAGGATAAATATACAGTTATATTAAATAATGATAAAGTTTCAATATCTGGAGATTGTTCAGTGACTATTGAGGGGAGTAATAAAGTTTATATTATTGGAAATTGTGATACTACTATTGATGGAAATTATACTATGACGATTAATGGAAATATGACAACAACTGTTGCTGGAACTATAAACCAAACAAGTGGTGGAGCAACTAATATTAAAGGTTCATCAATAAACTTAAACTAAATATGGCAACTAATACTATAAAAAATTTCAGTGGATATGTAGATTTGGATTTAACTTTCCAACCGCATCCAGCAAAAAAAGATTTAATGTTATCTATAGGGGAAGTTGCTGTATCTAGAGCATTAAAAAATTTATTGCTAACAAATTATTATGAAAAACCATTTAAACCGGATTACGGGTCAAATTTAAGAAAATTATTATTTGAACCAATGTCTCCAATTACTACTTCGGCATTATCAAAAGAAGTAGAATATGTTATACGAAATTTCGACAAAAGAGTTACTCTACAATCAGTTGATGTTGAAGCATTGTATGATTATAATGTTTATCAAGTAACAATCACATTTTATATAGAAAATTTAGTCGAACCATTTACAGCAGATTTTATTTTATCTAGACTAAGATAAATAATATTAAAAGGATTTAGGGGATAAATAATGGCTAGTGCCAATTCATCAGTTAATATTGCAGAATTAGATTTTGATGCAATTAAAAATAATTTTAAAGATTATTTACGAGGTCAGGATAAATTTTTTGATTATGACTTCGAAAGTTCAGTTATATCTACAGTATTAGATTTATTAGCATATAATACACATTATAATGCATATTATCTAAACATGGTTGCCAACGAATCATTTTTAGATACAGCTGTAAAAAGAAGTTCTACAGTATCTCATGCAAAATTATTAAATTATACTCCTTCTTCTAGAAGAGCTGCAAAAGCATCGTTAAATATTAAATTTAATGGCGTACCTGCACCAGACGTAAATATCCCAAAATATACAAAATTCTACTCTCAAGCAATAGATAATACTAATTACTCGTTCGTAACTTTAGATGCAATAACAACTACAACAAGTAATGGAGTTGCTCAATTTTATAGTATTCCAGTATATCAAGGACAACTAGTAAAATATACATTTAATGTTAATATGATACAAAATTCGACGTCAACATTTACTATACCAGATACAGATGTTGATACTACAACATTAACAGTTTTAGTTTATGATAATTCACAGTCAACTGTTTTTAATAAATTTGAATTAGCTTCTAATCATTTAACTTTAGATAATACTTCGCAAGTTTATTTTTTACAAGAAGCATTAAATGGTAATTTTGAAATATATTTTGGAGATGGCGTTTTAGGTAAATCATTAACAACTGGAAACGTTATTACTGTTGAATATTTGACTACTAAAGGCGAAGCTCCTAATGGTGCATATAAATTTATATTAATGGATAATGTTGCCGGCGAGTCAAATAAAATTGATGTTACAGAAGTTGCTTCTGGCGGACAAGAAAGGGAATCGATTCAATCTATTAAATTCTCAGCTCCAAAAGCATATGCTTCCCAAAATCGAGCTGTTACTAAATCAGATTATCTTGAATTATTAAAAAGAGATAATCCAATTTTACCAATTCAATCAGTTAATGTTTGGGGAGGAGAAGATATGACTCCTAAACAATTCGGTAAAATGTTTATTTGTATTAAACCCAATGGCGGATATAGTTTATCTGCTTCACAGAAATACAGATTAATTAATGAATATATTAAACCATTTAGCGTTATTACAATAACTCCTGAAATTGTTGATGTCGATTATACGTTCCTAAAATTATCTTCTACCATTTATTTTGATAGAAATAGATCCATCTTTGACGCTGTTCAATTATCTAGCCTTTTAAAGTTGGCAATATTAGATTTTTGTAATACAACGTTAAATACATTCGATTCCGTATTTATCTTACCTAATCTAATAACTACAATAAAAAATATTGATGCATCTATTATAACTTGCGAATCAACTGTTTCTCTACAAAAAAGATTCTTGCCGATATTTAATACAATTAATACGCACGAATTTAAATTTGAATCTTCTATAGTTAAAGGTTCTCTAGATAGCGATTATTTTGATTATCTTGATACCAATAGAAATATTGTACAAAATGTAAAAATAGAAGAATCTCCTGCAGTATTTAATGTAATTGAATCCGCGCAAATAATTAGCGGTGGCTCAGGTTATACGTCAATTCCTTCTGTTACAATTTTTGGCGATGGAACGGGAGCTATTGCAACAGCAGAAGTTACTAATGGAACTATAACTGCGGTAACTGTAACAACCCCTGGATTAAATTATACACAAGCAGTTGCTGTTGTTAGCGGAGGAGGAGGTTCCGGCGCGTCTATTATTCCTATTTTGAGCGGAAATATAATTAAATTAAGAGCGTATTATTATATTAATAACGTAAAAACTGTTTTATTAGATGATGTTGGAACTATAGTTTATTCTACTGGTGTAGTTTCTCTAACAAAATTTAATCCATATAATATAAATAATCTATTAGGACAATTCTCAATTACAGTTACACCGGAATCTACGATAATATCTTCAACACAAGATAAGATAATAACGTTAGATATTATGGACAATACGTCAATAACTATTAATATAAAGCCTAAAGTTTAATGTCAAATAGATATTCTACAATTTTCGATTCTAAATTCCCTGCGTTTATTAAGGACGATCCAGCATATTCAAGATTTATTGAATTTTTTGATGCTTATTATCAATGGTTTGATGACACTTATGATATATATGGGTTTGGAGATAAATTAGATATTGATTCCGGATTTCAAGAATTTTATGCATATTATGCAGCTGATTTTCTTCCATATTTTCCGGATATTGATACAATTGCAGCGGATAAAATAAAACTTTTAAAAATAGTAAAAGAATTATACAAAGCAAAAGGTATTCCGGATTCATTTAAATTTTTATTTAGAGCATTATATAATACTGCTGTTGAAGTGTATCCAACCAGCGAGTTTATACTAAAACCAAGCGATGGTAAATGGATTGTACCTAGATCTATTAAAATAAAATCTCTAGATCCTGCATTTTTAAATATAAACAATTTTAAAATATTTGGCGAAACTTCTAAATCGATTGGTGTTGTAGAAAAAAGTAAAATTAATGGTAAATTTATTCAGATTTATTTAAGTAATATTGAGCGAGTATTCTCTTCTGCAGAAACAATTAAAGTATTAGATTACAATAATAAAGAAGTTTATTTTTTAAATGGTGAACGCATTGAATATTCTTCAACACCGCCTATTGGAGCTACATCGCTATCTTCTAAAATTATTGGTTCGCTTTCTAATGTAACAATAAACCCAAATAGAAGAGGAAAATACTATAAAGTCGGCGATCCAGTTGTTATTTATGATGGGTTTAGTTTAATTACACCAAATCCTATTGGGGCAACTGCAACTGTTTCTGAAGTAACAACAGGACAAATACAAAACGTTGTAATTACAAATAGCGGCTATGGGTATAGAACATATCCAAATTCAGATATTCAAATTATTCGAACAGATGGAACTATAGATACAAACGCTATTTGTATTGTATCATTAGTTGATGAATCTCGCCCAGCGAATGTTGCATATTTGACAAATGATGCAATTGAGGACAATTTATTTGTTACGCTTGGTGCAAGCAATTATAATTTTCCGGTTTTTGCAAATGCTAATATAGCATTAATAAATTGTTTTTCGTTTTTGTCATACACAACATATCCAATTACTGCTGTGACAGTTAGAAATGGTGGCGGAGGATACGAGCAACCACCAACATTACAATTTCATTCTTCTTTTAAAGCAAACACAATTGGAAGTTATAGACAAGATATTGACGATATTGGTATATTAGCTCCAATAGAAATAATACATGGCGGTCAACAATATTCAAATACAGATACCTTAACGATCTCAGGTGGCGGTGGAAGTTTTGCTTTTGCAAGAATTAAGTCAGTTAGTGCTAATGGTGCAATAACTTCAGTTGAATATTATTATAATACAAATAATCCATATAATGTTGGAGGAATGGGATATAATAATAATAATTTACCAACTGTTAATGTCAATTCTTCTACTGGATCAAATGCAATATTAACAATTCCATCTATATTAGGCACGGGAGTCGAATATACTTTAGAAACAGATAGAATAGGTGCTATAACTAAGATTTCTTTAAATGATAACGGAGAAGATTATGTTTCTACTCCAAATGTTTCTCTAAGAATTCAAGATATAGTCATAACAGGTACTACTGTTGAAAGTATTGACCCAAAATCGTGTATTATATATCAAGGAAATTTAGAGACTCCATCATTTTACGGTAAAATCGAATCAGTTTCGTCAATCTATTTTAATTCAGAAACAAGCGAACAAGTTTTTTCTGCTAGAGTTTACGATTATAAGGGAGCAATATCAGGAATATCTTCTTGTAATGTGTATAACACGTTAACAGAAACCGTTGTATCGAAAATAACACTACAAAGCGATTATAATACAACGACTTACAAAAATGGCGTTAGATTATTTGGAGATGGTTCAGCAAAAGCTACTGCAAAATTTTTAGATGGATTAATTTTTGACGAAGGGCGATATTTAAATGCAGATGGACAACCATCTGCACACTCTGTATTACAAAGCGATGTATATAATCTTTCCACTTATATCTTAACAACAGAGAAAGATTACGATTCATATAAAGATGTTATTAAAAATTTATTACATCCAATTGGAACTCAACTTATAACTAGAAATATTTTAAAATCTGAAGCAGCATTTTCAGTTTCAGCAAATTCTAATGTAATGACTGCGACAAATTTAATAGATATCTCGAGTTTAGTTATTCAAAACCCAAATCCTGTAATAAATTTTTCCAATACGATATTAATTTATACTGATTCTGAATTAGATTCTATATTTTCTATAGGGTCTAAGATTGCAATTATAGGATATAATAATTTTAATATTTATTCTACAGTTAATGACATTAACACAATAGATAGCGAATTAATATTAGACGATTACGTTCAATATAAATTTCCAAACGTGTTTAATGGATATACTCAAGCTAATACTATAATTATTTCTAAATACAATTATACAGGTTCTAATGCAAATGCTTCTATAGGAATTGGAGATGACATTTCTATGGGAAATAATATTGTTACTATAGAAAATATTGATTTTGCGAATAATATATTATATTTTCCAGTTAATTTAGAGTTAACTGGAACTGCATTAAATACAGCAAATGTTACTATTATTAAAAATTTAACATCAAATAACATTATAAAATATACAACGGTGTAAATATGATCAAAGGTTTAATTCCTTATTCTGGGTTATCGGAAGAAGTAATAAAATATTACTTTTCTCCAAATTTAATATTTAAAAATAGTGAAGACGAATTTTTAAATTTATATTGCTTTATTGCAAAAGTCGATCCGTGGTTGGACGAAATAAATATTCCAGAACCAGAAAATTCTGATTTTTATTTAAAAAATGTCAATAAAAATTTAATTGCTTTAAAAAAGATTAATACTAATGATATTTGCCCTGTTATAAAAAGAATTGATTGGGTAACTGGAACAATATATGAACATTATTCTTCTGATCAAGTTTCTAATATACAATATTACGTCAGAAATTCATACGATCAAGTATTTAAATGTTTATCAAATGGAACAACTAAAAATTCACTATCTGGAGTTCCTTCTATAACGCAACCATTAATTGATTTTACCACTAATTTTACTAATAATATTATTGATACTGGAGATGGGTATATTTGGAAATATTTGTATAGTATTGACGTCGGCGCTAAATTAAAATTTTTTGACGAAAATTGGATGCCTTTACCAATAACTACACATAGAAAATCAATAAAAAATAATACAATTGGTTGTGGGGAAGTATCTATTATTAATGTATATGATACAGGTGAAGGATATTCGAACGATAATGGTTTTAATATAACAACATCTATAAAAATAGATGGAGATGGCACTGGAGCGCAAGCTAGAGCTATTATTGCTAATAATAAAGTAGAAAAAATATTAATGATGAGTTTCGGCTCAAATTATACATATGCTACTGCAAACGTGGTTCCAAATATTGGATATACAGGCAATGGCGCAGTTTTACTTTCTGAAATTTCTCCCGTCGGCGGTCATGGACACGATTTAATATCAGAATTAGGTTGCAGAACTCTTATGATTACCGCAGAATTTAATGGTACAGAAACTGGAACTTTACCTGCCGATATTGACTATAGGCAATTAGGATTATTAACCAATCCAGAAATACTTATTGGGTCAGAAATAAAATTTGCAAATTCTTCTATATATAAAACAACTCATGACGTTACTGTTTCGCAAGGGTCTGGTATATATCAACAAGACGAAATTGTATATCAAGGCGATGCTGCTACTCCAAGTTATTCGGGAAGAGTTTTAAATTTTGATGCAATAAATAACGTATTATACCTTATAAATACTCATGGAACGGTATCATTATATCAAGGGTTATTCGGAACTATATCAAATACTTCTCGGTTAATATTACAAGAAACAATCGAACAAGTAATTCCATTCTCTGGAAATATTATATACTTAGAAAATAGAACAAAAGTACAAAGAACTCCTTCTGGACTAGAACAATTTAGATTAACACTTAAATATTAAGGTTTAAAAAAAATATGCTAAATTTTAATACACAACCATACTATGATGATTTTAACGAAGATAAGAATTTTCATAGAATTTTATTTAAACCTGGAGCAGCAGTACAAGCAAGAGAATTAACTCAAGCGCAATCAATACTGCAAGACCAAATTGGCAAATTCGGTAAATTTGTTTTATCTGATGGATCTAATGTAAGCGGTGGAAAATACACATTAAACACAAACGTAAAATCGTTAAATTTAAAAAATATTGATTCAATTGCAACTGATATTGAATTTTTTACGGAAATGTTTGTTGTTGGGTCTCAATCAAAATGCGTAGGTTTAATTACTTCATGTGATATTTTAAATTATTATATGACAGTTAAATCTCTAATTAGAGGCGAAGTAAATTTTATTAGCGAAGAAACTTTATATATTTTTTCTTCTCGAGAAGTCGCATACGCATATCGTGCTGGTAATGAAACTATTATTACAAATAAACAATATGATTATACAGCGAAATTAAATATAGACCAAAATTACCCTATTTCTGGTTGTTTTGGACAAAAAGACTCGTACACGTTTACTATACCAACACAAACAATTAGTATTGGTAATATTATTACAGTAGCAAGCGAAAATTATAATACAAATTATATTGTAACTGAAATTGGTTATGATGGAACATTTAAGGTACATAGACAATTAACGAGTGATTTTAATAACGTTTCTGTAAATGTCGCAGCATATGCATCGAATTATGTATTAGAAGTAAGTTTTTCTGATGGCGTATATTTTACTAATAATACATTTGTAAAAGCATTACCGCAATCAATTATTCCAAATTTAACTACACAATATCCAAGTTGCTGTATCGGATTTGAAGTTGTTGAAACAGTTGTAGATTATATTGACGATACATCATTACTTGATCCAGCGCAAGGATCATACAATTATACTGCTCCAGGAGCAGATAGATATAAAATTTATTTAAATTTAGTTTCAAAACCGCTAATTAATGGTGGCATCGACCAAACAACATTAACCAATTCTAAATTTATTGAATTGTTAAGAATTAAAAATGGTACTGTTGTTTATGATAACACTAGCCCAGTTCTTGGTGGATTAGAAGATGTACTCGCGGCTCAAATGTATGATCATGCAGGAAATTTTATTGTAACTCCATTTAATATTTCATTTAGCGATTCAAATTTTACTGATGCAGCTACAACATTAAATGCAGTAGTTTCTTCTGGAAAAGCATACGTTTATGGGTATCCATATAATGCTACATTTCCTACCTATCTATCATTAGATAAGGCAAGAGAGACTGCAAACTCATTAAATAATATAACTAGCACATATTATGGTAATAGCGTAAGAATTTCTGATGCATCAGGCAAATTACCCATTCCTTCTTTAGGATCAAGAGTTGAAATACATTCTGTTAGTAAAAATCAAAGCAAAACTAATGAAACGAGATTAGGTTATGCTTATGTTGGTAATATTGATTATACAACAACAAATGAATATTCATTATATTTGTACAATTTAACTATTTCTGATCAAAAATTAGCTATGGCTAACTCTATAGTTGGCGCTAATTTTGCTGCGAATACAATACTAACGTCAGGCGTTAATGTTGTTACGGATTCAAAATATAATAAATTATTATTTAAATTACCATATTCGAATCCATCATCAATTTTTGATGCATCTTTAACATTAGATAAATTTACAACAATTTCTGTGTCATCAAGTACAGCTATATTGGAAACTTATAGCGGAAATAAACAATTTTCTTGCGGCGTTAATACAAATATTGATGGATTACCTCTTAGCACGAAAAATGAAAATTTTATTCTTGTTGCAAAAACTACTAATGGCGCATATAGTTCTGGAGAATATATTGATTTAGCTGATGTTGTAATTAAAGTTCAAAATATTGGCGATAATTATAGAGCAACATTTACGTTCTTAAATAGTTACACAGGATCAATTGACGTTAAATATAGCATCTACAATATTGCTCCAGCAAAAAAAGTAAAAAACCTTCAGAAAAATAAAATAGTACAAATTGATTGTAAAACCACGCCAACAAGTTTAGGGTATTCTGATATTGCAACATTCAAAGGAGTATTTAAAGCTCCTATTAATAGCGCAGTTTATATTCCAGGAAGTAATGATTCTTGGGAGGCAGCAATTGCATATGATCAATATAATGTTGTAAAATTTGGCGATAAATTGTATATATCTACAATTTCTTCTAATAGTAATAATTCTCCTCCATCTAATCCATCTAACTGGAAACTATTAGAAAATACTAAAATTAATTATAAACTGGATAATGGCCAAAAAGAATTTTTCTATGACCATGGAACAATATCTTCTCTATCTGCAGCTAATGTTGGGAAACTATTTGTATTATTTGATTATTATACCCATTCTTCTGGTGAATATATTGCATTTAATTCGTATCCTAATGGATATAGAGATATCGCATCAGTAAAAATTAATAATACGATATACGATTTAAAAGATTATATTGATTTTAGACCGCGCAGAAAAGATTCTTCTGATGCTACTATGGTATTGTATGACGATTATACAATACCATCAACAATAACTGATTCTAGGTTCTATTATGACATGTCATATTATCTAGGAAGAATAGATAAATTAATATTAACCGGAGAAAGAAAATTACAATGGTTTAAAGGTGTATCATCTTATAAAAATTATATTCCACCCAAAGATGATGTTAACGGAATGACTATTGCGACTATACAATTTGACCCATATACTCCAGACGCAAAATCTATAAAAATTAATTATTCTAAACATCGCAGATATACTATGGACGATATTGGTACATTAGATACTCGTTTAACTAATGTCGAATATTATACTGCATTAACTATGGGCGAAAAAACAGCATTAGGTACAAATATAGTTGATGAGTATGGCACAAGATTAAAAAATGGATTTATAGTCGATTCATTTACTAATTTAACTATTGTTGATTTATCTACAAATGATAGAAATGTATCAATAGATTTAGTTAAAAATTTAGCTAGACCCGCTTTTGATAAAAGAGAGTATTCACAAATTACAGCATCAAAAGATGAGTTTGCTGATGAAGATTTAAACTTAAAAATTTACCCAAATGGATTAGTAAGTTTTAAATCTGCGCGCAAACCTATAATTGTACAAGATCAAGCAACTGGTTATGTAAAAATTAATCAATTTGATTCTATTTCATATAAAGGCGATTTATATTTAACTCCTCAATCTCAAGTATTCCCTGAACAATCCGGAGCAAATGTTCCAATTATTAATGAAGATACTGCTGCTATAGTAGCAGCGAAAACAACTCCAGGATTGGTATTTAATGACTGGCAAACATTTTATTCAAACACAACTGACTATAAAATAGAGGAAGGGTCAACTAGCGAAGTTACTTATGGAAAATCAGTTTATTCTGTTTCTACTGCGATTGTAGGTAAAGCAACCGAAACGCATAAAGATTTAATATCAGCTATAGTTCCTAAAACAAAAGAAACGACAATTAATTTTAGAGCAACTGGATTAGCTCCATTTACACGAATGTATGTTTATATTGCAAATAGGCTTGTTAGTGGATATGTTACCCCAGATCATAATCCAATGGGCATAATTACTGGAGTTGCAATTAATTCTGGCGGTATAGGATACTCAGCAGGAGCAACGGCAGTATTAACTTCAGCTGCAAATGTTACTGCTACATTTAAATTAAATGTTACTGGTGGTGTTATTGATTCAGCTACTATTACTAATATTGGAGCTGGATATACAACAAGGGGAACAACAAAACATACTCTAACTATCACAGATTCAACGCATACTACTGCCGCTGGACTTGTAGCAGTTACCAATCCTAAACAAGGAACTTATTTATATACTGATGCTAGCGGAGAATGTTCTGGTAGTTTAATTATACCAAATAATGATATGCTTAGTTTTGATGCTGGGGAATTATTGATAACTGTTTGTAGTACTCCTCATTATGATATAGCAAATGCACTTTCTTGCGCTCAAGCAATCTATTATTCAAAATATGCATTTTTTGAAAACATTGTTACTTCAATAAGAAAACCATATATTAAAAAAATTAGAGATATTCCTGATCCTCCTGCAAAACCAAGAGTAGGGCAAATTATTGTACCATCTAAAATATCATATACGTTTAGCGATTATAAACTCCCTTATGCACAAACAAAAGGTGGTATATTAACTATTCCAATATATTTAAGTGGAGATGCACCGACTTCTGATGTTATCGTTACATATAATCTTAATGCTTCGCATGATCAACCTGGAGCAGTGGAAATTAATTCAGCAACACCAAGTCAATTTACATTCACGCCATCAAATTATACAACTAAACAAGATTTAGTTATAAACTACAATTTAAATGGAACGGTACCAAGTAATAAATTGGCAAGTTATATCGAATTTTATGCAGCTTCTTCTGATCCTGTATATAATTATGCAGGAATAGTAAAACCAGCTGAATCGTGGACTAAAAATTATATAATTGGAACTGCAACTACAAATTTATCTCCAATAGTAATTACAGATCCAAGTCCAATAACAAAACAAGAACAAATTAATACAATAATTCAACAAGAACATCCAAAAATTACAGTAACTAATTGCACCATTCCAAATGAAAAAGGAACTGGATCTATTGTTGTCACATATAGTGGAACTGATATTGGTTGGCATACTGCATCAACAACTACATATCCTCTACAATTTACAGCTGTACTTGTCGAAACTAACAGTGGAGTTACAATTACTTCTTCTGAATATCAAGCCGAAACTACAAATAAAGATATCCAAACTGGTTCAACTAGACAAATAAAACAATTTCAAAATGAATATTTGTCATTTATGTTTAATCTTTATGGCGTGGCTCAAGGAACTTATCATGTAAAAGTAACTATTCACTCAAATAATCCAAACTGGGAAGGATTAAACGCGACTTCTACTGTCACAGTCGGAGCTGCAATAGTACCTCCAGTTGATCCAAATATAATAGTTTGGTCTAATAATAATACAAGCCCAACAATTGGTGAACTTAATAATCCACTAAGAACTACGCATTCTAAAGGTGGAAGCAATATTATTGGTATAACATTAAATAAAGCTCCCACTGGTAGCGTATTAGTTAAAGCCAATTCATCATTAAAAACTGGTGGCGGTGATGTAGTTACGTTTTCTAATAATTTTACAGATTATGCGCTTGGTAATACAGTTACATTTACGGCAAGTAATTGGGATAAGTTACATTCTTTTGTTGCTCTTGGGTATGATAACCTAAATAACGAATCTCTTATTACAACTCCATATTATATTGATTTAAAAGCATCTGCCAGTAATCCTGCTGATTCAGGTTTCGTTGGTTTGTCGAAACGAATTCCAATAACAAATACTGATTACGCAGAAGCTATTGGTGAGCCGATTTTGACAATTCTTGGAACAAAAACAACTGGCAATGGGTCTATAATTTCGGTATCCGTTGCATTAACTTCTCCTCCATTAGGAAACGATGTTGTTCGAGTTATGTTTGAATCTAATAATACAACAACTGGCGGTATTATTATTACTGGATCTGCATATGGCGCAAATGGTATATTCCAGTTTACAAATTCAAATTACGGCGTTCCTCAAACTCTACAAATTCAAGGAGCGCCTTTATCAGCTCTTGACTCTGGAGATGATGTAAAATATATATTAAAGTGTACATCCGAAAAATGGGATACAGTTAACAATAAGAAAATTGCATCTGAATGGACTAATGAGATACTTACTGATTTAATTAACTCTCCATACATATATCGGTCAACTTCTGTAACCACAACTAGAAGAACTAAAAGATATGAGGCTTTGTGTTTAGGCAGAGATCCAAAATCATGGACTCCAGATATGACTCAAATACAAGCTAATATTCAACCGGAAAATAATCGCGGGACTATAGTTAGTTATCAAGTAGTTGGCCCATGGATTGATGTTGCACAAAATGCGCTTAAATATACTGCAAACTTTACAGGAAAAATATCTGCGCAAAGATCATCGTCCACTAAAGTTACACAAACTAATCACGCGGATTTAACAATAAGTTTAGATCCCAAATTTTATAATAATGTTTTAGATACTATGTTTGTTAATCCAAAAATTACATGTATTTCTGCATATAATATGACATTACAAAAAGATGTAACTGGTCATATTAAGATTGATACAGCAGCTTCTGCAGGTTCTAATAGCCCCACAGTACCAGCAAGAGGCGGGTTTTTTGCCGTAATACCATATACAGGAAAAAATGGTACTGAAGTTCAACTAGTGACTACTTTTTATATTTCCGGAATATATTTTGATGCAATTGCAGCTGGATTTAAAGTTTCTGAATATGTTGATCAAGAGATAACAACTACATATTATAGAACAGACACATATGAACAAATTGGCGTACCTGACGTCAAAACTATTACTGGTACCGGAACTGACGTTGATTGGAAATCTTCTCCTGAATCAGTTTTAGCTGCATATAATGTTATCGCAAATAATAGAGCTTATGATGCAATTTTGCCTAAAACTGGATATAATCTTCGCGATAGGTTTTTATCTAAAGGCGTATTTACATCTGACATACGCGTGTTTGAAATAGAAACTCTTAAATCCAATTTAGAAAATAAAGGTATATTTATTGAAAAAATTAAAGAAAAAATTATTAATAGTGGTGGCTTTTCAGGCAATATTGACCCGAAATTAAAAACTGCATACACAAAAGAGTTAAATGACTATAATAATATTATTTTGGAATTAAACACTCTAGGTCTTGACGTAGCTGCTGCAGGAGGATATACAGTAATACCTCTTGTTTGGAATCCATTTGAATATACCAGTTCAATTAATTACGACTCTAATAGATAGTCGTTTTGAAAATATATGTAAATAAAACTTAAAAAGGGCTTTTTATGTCGCTAGATAGATCTTTAATAACATCTTATGTCAAAAATAAATTTATGACATCTGATTATATAAAAAATAGAATAAAACCAACCGGAACTCAAAAATATTATGACGAAGAAATTCAATTTTGGGTTGAACAAATTTACAATTCTGGTTGGGAGGAAACTTTATTTAATATAGAATTCAATAAAGTATATGAAACAAATCATGATAAATCATTAAGTTCTATATCTCCCAATGATTATATCGGGCAAACTTTTTACATAGATAATAAATCGTACCCAAAAGGTATGTTTATACATGATATTTGTATATTTACTGCACTAGAAGATACTTCAATTCCATTAACTCTTGATCTTAGAAAATTAGTTAATGGTATTCCTGAAGTCGATACGCTGCCATTATCATCCGTTACAATAAGACCGGCATACGATAGAACTGAAGCGCAAATTATTCCATGGGAACCTGATGCTATAGAAAAAAATAGTTTACGACAATTTAAATTTGACCATCCAGTCTTTGTTGAACCTGGATGGTATTGTTTTACTTTAAAAACTTCATCGTCAAAATATTCAGTCTATATTGCAGAAAATGGGAAAGGAACACTAAATACAGGAAAAACTGTAGTTAACCCATATCTAGGAGATTTTATATATTCGAGTCAAGGAGAATCATGGGTTATTGACCCAACAAAAGATTTATGCTTTGAGTTATCTAAATCCGAATTTCTTGTAGGAGAAAGAAATTTATATTTAAACATTAAACCAGAACAGTATTCTGATGAATTTGCATATGATTTATTACATTTTAAAACATCAATAACTGAAGTTCCTGGGCATTCGTATTTAGAAGAAGCTAAAGCAACTGTAACTGAATTTGGTACAAATAATTCTAACGACGTTGTCATATTTAAAAATAGTAATGCTGTTCCGCCATCGCATTCCACTATTAATAACAATGATGGCGCATTAATGTTAACATTAAAATTAATAAATAAAGATCCAAATTTAACACCTATAGTAGATTTACATGAGACTGGAGTTGTGTTGGTTAGAAATATTGTTGATTCGTACAGTCAATATATTTCCGATTCAGAATTAGGTCCAAATGGAAGCGCGTTTGCAAAATATATAACAAAACCAATAATATTAAACGACGGGTTTGATGCTGATGGTATAACAGTATATCTTGACGTTAATAGACCAACTGGGTCTGATATAGAATTATTCTATAAAGTGTTAAATAAATATGACACCAGTGTTGCATTTGAAAATGCTAGGTGGCGTAGATTACCAAAAAAATCAACAGAAACAGCTTCACAATTATCTATTGATTTCGCTGAAGAAGAATATCAACAATTAAATATGTTTTATTTAGGCGAAAACGGCGAAACTTACACTACATTTAACCAATTAGCAATTAAAGTTGTATTTTATACTGATGATCCAACAAAAGTACCGTCTATTAAGAATTTTAGAGCTATTGCTTCTGTATAAATGGAAAAACTAAAAGTTAAAGATGCTCCGGGATGGATTAAAGATCCATCCTCTAAAGCTGTATTAAATACCGATTTATCTGCATTAGAACAACGCAAACAAAATAAGAAGAAAATTAATCAAATAAATAGTTTAGAAGGAGATCTTAGTAATGTTAAATCTGAACTAACTGAACTAAAATCAGAAATTAAAGATATTAAAGATATTTTATTGCAATTTATAAATGCCAAGTCTAATTTATAAATATAGCTATAAAAATTTTATTTAAAGGGAAATACTAGTGGCTATATCTCAGATTACATATTCTAATACATTCTCGCATTGGATGGTGGTGACAAATCAATTGGCGAGCGTCGTTAATACCCTCACTTCAGGGGATTTTTATAAAAATCAAGGAACTTTATATTTAAATTCTCCGCAAACGGGTTTATATGTAGGTAATTCTGCGATTTTAGGTGGAAACGTAACTATATCTGGTCCAACTGGAACTATATTAGAAATTCGTAATCCAACAAATATTTATAATACCCTTTCTGTTGCAAACCTTATTAATGGTAGCTTAATACGAAGCGATACAATAATTTCTTCAATTAATGTATTTACGTCAACTGCAACAGTTAACACCAAACTTACTGTTGCCAATTCTTCTGTATTATCTGGAAATACTAGAATAACTGGAGATTTTGCAGTAGCGGGCAATACAGTAATTTCTGGTAATACATCTCTTTCTGGTACTACCAGAATTAATGACGGTATGACATTAATTGGCGTATTAAATGCAACTGGAAGTATTATTGCTAATGGAACAATTGATTTATCTGGTAATTTAAATTTAACCGGCGATTCAACTTTAACTGGTGATATAACATCAACTGGTAATACTGCATTTTATGGGAAAAGTGCGTTTTCTGGAAATACTGTAATATCTGGAGATATTACATCAACAGGAAATACTGCGATTTTAGGTAAAACTGTTGTATCTGGAAATACAACGTTAGCTGGAAATACGGCTCTATCTGGAAATACATCGTTAGCTGGCAATAATACTTTATCTGGAAGTACTCTATTAACTGGAAGCGTTAATTTAGTAGGAAATACTGCTTTATCTGGTAATAATAATCTATCTGGAAGTACAGCGTTAACGGGCAATACTATATTATCCGGTAATACCAATTTATCTGGAGAAGTATTATCTTCCGGAAATACAACTATTTCAGGAAATGTAATAATCAATGGTATCATATCTTTATCTGGAACTACAATTTCTTCTGGAAATACAACAATTTTAGGAAGAAATATTTTATCCGGTAATACATCATTAGCCGGAAATACTGCTTTATCTGGAAATACAACTATTTCAGGGAATATTACGGTTTATGATACAATAAGTATAATTAACAATAAAGGCGTTTCTGCTAATGGACCAATTAAAAGCGACACAACTGTTTCCGGTTCAGTATTAGTATCAGATATATTACAAGTAAATTCAAATGTAGTTTTTGATACAACTAATGTAAAAATTAAAAGTTCCGACGGATTATCATATAATGTAATCTCATCAAAAGATTTAATTGATGCTAATGCTACAATTTATAGAGATTTAGCCAATACAAATCTTAGTGTTGTTTCTACAAATACCTATGTGCAAAATTGGGCAAATAGTACATTCCTTAAATTTTCTGGAAACCCGTTAACTACAGCTTTAATACCAACATTAGAAGTTACAAGTTTTACAACGAAAGATTTGGTAGTAACTGGGGTTTTTACTAACCAAGGTTCTACGATTACAGATACTAATGAATATATTTTCCAAGCAAACTCAGGTTTACCAACATCCGTTAGTTCCCAGATTACCGTAAATAGAGGCGAATCAGCTAATACCGCAAACGTTAATGCTATGATTAGATGGAATAATCCATCTAAACAATGGGAAATTAGAGATGTTAATAGTAATACATCATATTATAAAATAACTACAAAAAATGAATTAGATGGAGCAAATACATTTTTAACAACATTGATTGGTAATAAATTTACTAATGCAGCAATTC